CTCGGAAGCTCCCCACTCTGCTTCCGTCGCAGCCCTCCCAACGGGCTTACCCATCTGCTCGTTGAGGCGTATCAGAACTGCGCTTCGGACCTTATCGACGTTCACGCTTGCGGTGTTTGTCTTCCTGTTGAACTGAATCCCACTCTGGAAGATGGCATCATCAGCAAGCTTGGCTACCTTCTCCTCACTGATGGAAGCTCCGAGTGCAGCTACATCACGGCTGGTACGGCCCAGCATTTTGATTCCGCCGAACTCCGCTCGGGCTGCTTTGTAGAATGCTCCCATCCCATCAGCAACTTCTTCGAGCGCGTCCCCAGCGCGGTCCATCGTCTTTTCCAGCATGTCCGCTTTGATGTTCTTTCGGACAGACTTGAGCCCAGCGTCACCGATGATCTTCCGGAGACGCACGATCTCCTTGTCCCCAATCTTGGCAGCCCGGGTGGTCTCGTGCCACTTCTTACCCGTGAGACGTTTGGCCCCCTTTGAGTTGGCGAGGCTTCCCATCCCCCGTGTGAGGAGACCCCCTTCCTCCGCAACTTCAAGTGCCATCTCCGCTTTTCGGTGTCCCAAAACAGCAGCATCATAGGCGGCAGCGTGGGGTATCCCTGCTCTTGTGGCGTCCTCAACCCCCTTTCGGGTCCGACGGAGAGCCGCCACTATATCGGGGTCTACCTTGAAGGTGACCTCATAAAGCTCACCAGTATCCGAACGGCGGATGGCGACCTTCACTTGATTCTTCCGCCAAGGTTTCACGTCTTCGACGATGCCCGTAGCCGCCGGCCCAAAGCGGCCACTGGCATCCCGAGTTGGAATCCGTTGGCCGTTTGCGGCCCGAAGGTCCACTACTGGAATGGCATCCCCCCTCCGGGCGAAGACATGAGCGGGAACGTATCCCTCTACAGGAGTGCCGTTGAGGGCTACACGGACAACCGTTTCATAGGAGTTTGCGGCCTTGTTCTCCAACTCCCAATGGGGCTTGTGGAGGGCCTCGGCTTCTTTGACCCTCTGCTTGGCGTCTTTCACATCCTTCTTCAACTGTGAAGTGACGCGCTTCGCAGCTTTGTCCGCGTCCGCAGGCAGTTTACCCGAGTCGAGGATCTCGGAAATAGCCTCGTCGGTGAAGCCTTCATCCTTGAGCAGCTTCTCCATCCGGAGTTCTTCAAACGTCTGCATGTAGATTGCTGCTGCATACTCTTGAGTAGCGGCTTCAGCCTGCTTGGATTCAGCGAGTGCCTTGAGTTCAGCCCGGGCAAACTCATCAGCAACCTCGGCTACCTCTTCCAAATGCTCGGCGGCTTCTTTCCGGAGCGTTGCTGCTCTATCCAAGGCTTGGCGTGCTGACCCTGGAATGTCTCCCGTAATGGCCAGCTTCTCTCCGACTGCCACATCGAATGCTCGGCCATACACAGGATCGATTTTGATAAGACGATCCCTGATTGCCCGGAGACGCACATCGGAGGCGGGTGTCGTGCGGATTTCCTTCACCGCAGCCCGGAAAGCATCTTCCCCCTTCTTGATCCTGTGCATCTTCGTAGCTGCCGACACCATCTTCGGGCCGATTGCCCCAGCAGTAGCCGCGAGACTCGTGGGATCGGGGGCGAAGAGGATAGCCCCGATAGAGGCTCCGGTGCCCATCCACTTAGTGTTGTAGTTGTAGCGGAACCGGTCTGCCGCCATACGTTCGGTAATCTCGTCTTCGGACATCCCCTCTGCCCGGAGGGTGATGGCCTTCTCTGCCAACCCCTCTTCCATTTCCTCCCGAAGCCCGAAGAAGAGTTCCCCCATCTGCTGGGCGGCGTCGAAGATGTCCACGCCCGCCCGGGAGGCTTCAATGGCTCTCCGGGCAGACGGACTCTCCCCCGTCAGCAGCATCGTCGCAAAGATTGTTGACATGTCCATACGCCCAAACATGTTGAGCGCGGAGGCGGAACGTAGTTGGCCAATACCAGTTCTGGGCTCACCCTCTCCGGGAGCTTCAACTCCTGCGAGGAGAGTTATGAAGGGGCGCGTGAACCGATTACGTCTCATCAACCAATCAGTCACGTCTTTGCCGTAGCGGTCAATGAAGATACGGTCTTGACCTGACTCCATGTACCGACCCATCTCTGCGATGGCCAAATGCTTCGCTCGCTTCGTAATCTCGTCCTTCCGCTCTTCCGAGAGATACTGCGGACGAACCTTCTCGGCATTCAAGAGTGAACGCTCGATGTGGATCTGAACCCGGTCCCGCATTTCGTAGTAGCCTACGGCAGCGGTCGGACTCCTTGCGATGTACCGAGTAGGTGTTGCGGCCCGGGCGAAGTCGATGGCCCCTTCGCGCCCCTCCTTCTCGCGGAGTTGGTCTTGAGCTTTCTTTACACCGGCTGACATGCGTTCCCGCACACCTGGAGCGTCGAGACCTCGCTTCCGCCAAACATCCCACCAGAACTGGTCATCATCCAGAAGAGCTTCTGCCTCGTAGCCAGCAGGCTCGCCCTCGATTTCCGGGGCCTTGACCGCCCCTGTTTCCAAAAGCTTCAGCCGCAAAGAACGCGGCACTTCCTTTTCGAACCACTCGGGAGGCTTCTTCTGGAGGAGAACCTCGTTTGGCCCGTAGTCCACATCGGGGCGTCCGCCTGGAGGGGGTACGTGGTCAAGCTCTTCAACTTCGGGCTTAGGCCCAGTGGAGAAATCCTTCCACCACTTGACCATCTTCATGTCTTCGAACGCGACAGGAGCCCCAAAAGCAGGCTTGTCCAAATCGAATCGGCCCTGGTACTCTTCTTCAGCCTCGGGCTCGGGCTCTGGCTCTGGCTCTGGCTCTGGTTCAGGAAGACTTGGTGGGACTGCCCCGATTTCTACGGGAATCTGTGTCCTCAACACTGGTGCAGGAGCCTCTTCGGGCTCCAGCGGTTCAGGTGGTGGAGCCTCCTCCTCTGCCGCAGCCCTCTCCCGAGCCCTCTTGGCAGGACCTCCATAGAGTTCAAGAAGTTCCTTTGAAGTCGTCATGCCTTACAGGCTCGCAGACTCTCGGAGCGCCCTGATCCTGGCCTCTTCTCTGGCCTTCGCCCGCTCCAAGGTAGCCGGATCTACGGGTCCGCCCACGGATGAAGGAGCAACGGGCTCCATCTCATCCGCTTGGGAAATACCCGGGTTGGAGTGGAGACGAGCGGCTACAGAAGGAGTCTCTTCGTCTGCCTCTTCAACCTTCGCCTCCTCGGGCTCTTCTTCTGGGGTATCCTCTCCAGTTGTCTGGAAAGATTCCCAAAGAGCTTTCCTCTTCTTGTTCTCAGCCATTGCCGGGATGGACGAGCTACCAACGTCGATGTCTGGAATCGATCCCTTTACGGGAAAGTCCCAAACGTCGGCAGCATCAATATCGATCCCTTCAACCTCTTCCTCTGACGGGGCCAGTTCTGAAGGAGCCTGTTCTGGAGCAGCCTCCTCTTCCGGAGACCCCCACAACTTCTTCTTCTCTGCCTGCTCTGCCTCGAAGACATCCTCCTCGCCCCCTTCTTCAACTCCTACGAACTCTGTGTCAGGAATCTCCGGATCGGCAGGCGCATCAACAGCCCCAAGGCGTTCGGCAGCATCACGCGCAGCGAGAGCCTTGTCGAACTTCACATCCGCAGGTGCGATGAACTCACTCTCTACGAGTAGATCCTCTTTCAGGGCAGCTTCTCCCCGCCTGCTCTCGCCCTGGACTGTCCCGGAAAGAGGCGCACCGGCAATCTCTGCCTGCTGAGCCTCGGTCAACTCTGTCTCCGTGTCTCCCAAAAGCCCCAATGCTGCATCATCAACCTCTGCTACTCCTTCTTTTTCGGGAAGGTCAGCGAGTTCAAGGTCTTCCTCGATGAGCCCAGGGAGAGTGCCCCCGTACGTAGGCTGGATTCCAGCCGCTTCTTGCTTGCCCCGGAGGCGGTCTGCGACTCGGGTGCGAATCCGCTCCCGGATGGAAGGTCGGTCCCGGTCTGCAACATCCCGCCCGCCGAGAGTCACTTCCGCTCCCCTACGAGGCTCCTTGAAGATGGGATCTCCAAGCTCATCTGTGTCGGCGGCACGCGCCGCCTTTGCCCGGGTGGGGGTGTCAACCGGTTCGGTACCGATCATCTGGTCCGCGATTCCCTCTCCACGTTCTTGGATTCGAGATTGACGAACCTTGAGACGATCAGACCGGACAGCCTGACGGCGCTTCTTGTTGAACTCCCGCATCATCTCGCGGAAGGCGAAGTCCTCATCCTGGAACTCCCGGTCAGCCATGTACTGCTTGAAGCCTTCACTCTCCATCATGTCCTGACGCATCCCGGAAAGAGACCGGTCATCAGGGTTGAGCGCCAAACGATCAAGCGCAATCTTCATGTAGTCGTAGGGCTGTGTAGGCTTTCCCTCGTCGATGTCCGGTGTCGCCGGATCATCGACAGAAAACTCCATGGGAGTAAGCCCAGGGCCTGAAACAGAAGTTGTACTGGCCTGCGTGATGAACTGGAGGGCCGCTGGATCAACCTCTTCGCCCGCAGCCAGTTTGGCGATCACATCGGTTTCGAGCTTCGCCCGGGCAGTCTCCTTCGCCAACAACGCTTTAGTGATCTCTCGGAACTCTGGCTCAATGGCCACACCATGACGAGCGATATCCCTCTCGGCCTCATCCAGCTTGCCTATCGCCGCATTCATCCTGTCCATCGCGGCGTCGAGAGCCTTTTTTCCCAGCTTGTGGTCGCGTTCGATCCGACCCGCTTGAACCCTATCAAGATTCGAAATCGCCCCCGCGATGACACCATCCCGAGCTTCTTGTCCTGGGTCCAGTTGTAGATGGCCCCCCTCCACAAGACGTTTTCCCAAGAGTTCGGTAAATGAGGCGAACTGTGTGGGGTCTCCGATTTCCGCCATCACGAGATCGAGTTGAGGCCCGAACTGGGTCTGATCTACATCATCAATCCACAGCTTCTCCAACTCGGCAAGGTTTGTTCGCTGGTCTTTCTCCAGCTTAGCAAGTGCTACGTATGCGGGATCGGAGGCCCGGACAGCCTCAACGGTTTCGAGGAGATGATCGCGTTTCTCCTGAGCAGCCCCAATCTTCTTGGCGGCGACCATAGCTTCGGGGGATAGTACCTTCCCCTCCAACTCAATCAGATCCTCCAGCAAACCTTTATGCTGCTTGGCCTCACTCGCGGAGACCCGAGAGCCCCGAGACTGGAGGCGCTGTGCAGACTGCTGGAGGTCGCTGGCCAGTTGCGTGTACTGGAGCTTCAACTGCTCCCGTTCCTTCTCACTCATCTCCGGGCCGCCGAAGTGCCGATACGTCATGCTCGACTGCGACTTCGGGTCCATGCCCTGGCCAATGTCGTATGCACCAGCGAGGGTCTTGCCCATCGCAGTGCGCTGTGCCCGGCGATAGTCCCGGAGGCGGTCATCCGTAGATTGTTGTTCAGCCATGATTACTTCCCGATCATTCCAAGGATTTTGTCCATACCAGCCCCGGCAGCGGCCTTACCGGCTACGCCCCCAGCACCACCTTTCCGCATTGCAGCCCGCTGCATCTTAGCCGAGAGGCGACGGTCGTACTCGCGTTCAAGGGAAGCTTTAGTGAGAGCATCCCTCTCCTGTGCGATACGGGCAGACTCGTCTTCAACATCACTGGTTGCTCCCGCGATTGCTTCTGCCGTTTCTTTTGCCACTTTCCCCTGGGCCGCAGCGTATTGGCTCGGCTGCGTTGACCCAAGGCCCTCTCGGGTGATGTTGCGTTGCTGAACTCCCGCCGACCTTTCCACGTTGGTTGCTACTTGGCCCAGCCTTTTCTTCTTCTGCACATCGGACAGGCCAGGAGTGCCCATCTGGCCAAGACTTTCTTGGAGACCTTTGCGGTGAGCCTTCTTCGGGCTCCAAAGAGCTTGGGGGGTAGCCATGAGAAACTCCTATGAAAAGTAGACGTAGTTGATAGCCCGGCAGTTTACCCGGCTAAACTGAACTCCCGGTTGGGTTGCAGTCGGATCTATAACAATACGAAGGCTGGCCGAGTGCCACCCTTTGCCCAGAGTGCCCCCCAGCCCGGGGCCATCGATCATGATGTGGCCGGCCCACGAGCGGGTGAGCCCTCGTGTGGAGTTGCCGGGGATAAGCATGTTTCTCGTAGTGCCAGCGACCACTCGGACCCCATCAACATGGAGATAAACCCGCCCCACAATATTGGGGGGAGGCGCTGCGGGGTCGTCGTATGTAGCGCCGAGTACGCCATTTCCCGTGAGGTGGAGAGTCCAAGACAGGATGGTCAAAGCCGGATCATAAGGGAGGAAGAACTCTAATGACCCCCCTGGGATGGGCTCATAAAGAGCCGGATCATTCGCCGCCGCATCGAATGACCGAAAGAGATTATCAAAGTAATCCAGCCCGAGGGTGGCTCCCACACTCCCCCCACCTGAACAGGCGTTCTGCTGGATCTGTGTCGAATCTACGTCCCAAGTTGCCCGACGATTGGGATTATTCAAGCGCCCGTTGATGACCTCATACGAGTTGGGCGCAGCAGCAGGGTCATATAGATTCTGCGAGATGCCGTCTGCACTGGAGACTGCACCATCAACAGGAGTGTGGGGAAGAACGATATCAGGCATGGGTTGATTCTAAGGGGTTGCTCGGGAGGAGTGAAGGACCAATCCAGAAAGGGAGCATTCTCGCAGCGTGACTCTCCGAGTTGGGGGTGCCCCAGCAGTTTGCATGGAGATTTGAGCCCGGACTGCCTGAACAACATCACCTACTCCACCACCAGCGACTACGTCTCCCGAACGGATGAGAGTTCGGACACCCACTTGGAAAAGCTGGTCAGATGCAAACGACTCGGCCAAAAGCCTCTCCGTCCGTTGGACCGTGATCCAAGTGCCTGGGCCATCTCGGATTTGAAGGCGATATGTGATGAAGCGCGTAGCGACATTAGCGGGTGTATCGTCATCCATGTTCACCACATGCAGGTTGCACATGATGAAGATCCCACCTGTCTCTGCTGTAGCCAAGTCGACAGGGGCCGTGAATGTGATCTCCAGATTGCCGCCAGCAGGAGGGTTGGTGCCGTTGCGGTTGATAGTCAAGTAAGCCGGCAACAGAACTTCAGTCTCATCATAAACGTGGTTCCCACCTACTCCGGTTCCAACGAAGGATGTTTGCTGCCGGTCCACAATAAGCGACGGGAGATGCGCTGCGTTGAACGCGCCCCGGTCAACCGCAGCGGCTTCAACATCGTTTACCGCAGCGGTGATGCCCGTAAACCGTGAGGTCAAAGACGCCGCATCGAAGAGGTCGCCCCCTTCCAAAGAGGTGTAAGTTACATCAGCCATATCAACGCCTCATTTCCAAGCAGATTAGTTCTCGACTGACAAACTCCAAATGGTTCAAGAGGGTTGCAACAGAGTCCAATCGCACACAGAACTCAATCGTATGCTGACCCCCGGAAATCGAAGTCAGAAGATTCGTCTCTATCGGGGCTCCAATCCGCCTTGAAGCATTCCAGTTGAAGGGGAGGAAATCGCCTTCTAAACCTCCCACCACAGACTCGGGAATAATCTGACCATCAACTCTGATTGCCCACTTGATATAGGGAAGTCCTGTATGGGGGGGAGTTGGCCGTCTCTGATACACGGAAGAAGCGTGAATCCAGTACAGGGCAGAAGGTCCAGTAATAGTAAGGATCATGCCCCCCAATCGAACCCACCCTGTGTTGGCTCCAACCTCAAACCAGTTGACTTGGCCTCCCGTATCGAACATGTCGCCAGCAACAGCTACTTGGTGCCACACAAAAGCAGCATCTTGATCTACATCGGTACGGGCTGGGATTGTTCCACTCGCCCAGTTGTGTTCATTGAGACGACCGCTCATTTCATCCGCAGACTCCAAGAACGATTCATTCGTGTCGTCTGTGCTAAGCGCGTTGCCATCACGCAGTCGAAAGCGGGGGAATCTCCAACTCACTTGGGGGCGCTCCGAAATGAATCAGGGTGGGGAACTTCGTCGAACGACATGCCGATAAACTCCCAATCACCAGTATGCGTGATGCGGAGGCGGAACGCCTCGGCGCTGGGGACATGAATGTCTGCCCGGGTCCAGTAAGGACGCCTCCGCTCCCAAGTAAGAGGGTCACCATCCGGGTCCACCCCACCATAATCAGCGGCTGCGGCGTCTGTTGGGCCCAGGAAAGCAGGGAAGTCATCTTGCGGATGGAGAAACACTGAAGCGGTTTGCGTGACATCCGAGCGCCAGTCCCGCTGAACTTCCACGTTGAGAGTGCCCGAAGACATCTCACGAAACCACAAGTAGACCGTTACTGGCGAGCCCCGTTGGGCCGCTGCCCGGAGGCCCCGAAGCCAAGAAGTCACTACACGCGAAGGTCTGCTCGCCGGGGCGAATGACCGAACTTCGTGGTCGAGAACCCACACGCCGTCCCGTGCAATAGGCCCTGCCTCCGTAGCCCGGCCCGCAGCGAGCATATAGTTCCGGTGATCCTTCGTCGTACAGACATCCGCCGCCAGTGTATCTGTTCGACGGGTCCACCCTTCACCGTCGTATTCCCAACACCGATTGTTTTGGATGGAAGCATCGTGGGGAACCCAACACCGGTACTTGGCTTCCTTCACATCGAAAGCCGCTGTCGCTTGGAGACGACGGGCCCGATTGATTGAACGAAGCTCCCGTTCGATGGGCTCCGAAATCACACCGATACTCCCTCCCCCTTCTGCGGGGGTATAGGCGTAGAAGCCTTCTTGCCCAAGCCAAATGATGCGGCCATCAGGGAGTGCCGCGAGCGATGACGGAGCTACACAGCCCGCAGTCCGGCTAAGCGTATTGGTTTGAAATCCCTCTCCCCCGTAAGAGATGACGATCAGGAAGGTTGAAGACTCCGTGAAAACCAACAGCCCTTCAGGCGCGGTGAACATTCCCGTGATTTCCCCACCACTCGGGTCAGGATAAATCCGATTCTCTTTGAGAAAAGTTCCCCATCGCCCGGGCATCGTGTACTGCAACCGGCTTGGATCATCTGTGAAGTTAGCTGCCCACCCACGTCCGAAGGCTACCTTGTAGAGCAAAAACGGCACGACCGCTTCAGGCTCATCGGGTTCCCGAATCAACCAGCTATCGGGGATGTTGTCTGGAAAGCTAACAGTGACGTTGTCCGGCAAAGTCGAAAATGCCTGCGTTCCCCCACCTGCATTCGGAGGAAGCTCAAACATCTTCGTAGTACCTGAGTTCTTGAGGTCCTTGGTCCGACATAGAACTCGGCCAATCGTTCCAGTTGGACCTTCAGGAATCCCCGTCCACATCACCTCCGGGAGTTGGCACTCAACCCGTGCGAACTGCAATAGGCCAGCAGCCGTTATATCGTGGGCTGTGTGGCTGGCCGTGACTCGAAGCTCTCCCGAAGGGGATGAGAGCGGAGAGAGGTTGCCCCAACGATCAATCCACTGAACAGAGCAGCGATACGTCCCCTCAAGAATGCGGCCTGTATCGGTGGTATCATCTACTTGAACTCCGTCCGTAGAGATCATGCCTAAGCGTCCCCGAGGGATTTGATCTAAGGCAATACCTGGGCCTGCTGCCGTCGGATCAAGAGCAGTTGCCAAAGTCCCTGCGGTGTGATCATAGCCCGCATCTTTTGACCACCCCTCCGGCGGTTCGGGCGAGTGGTCGTAGCCCAAGGGGAGAACAGCCTGCCCATCGTAGAAGTACGGACGGGAACCTTCGCCCCGAGGGATGATGACGACACCCGCAGGCGTAGTTTCAAACTGCGCGGGGAATCTGGGCCTGCGGTCAGAATCGATCTGCGCTGGCTGGTCGGGGTTGGATGCCCCCGGGCCAATGAGCACACGCCAAGGAGTGATGCCCCCACCTCCTGTTGTCCACCCCTCGAAGATCCAAACCTCATCACCAGTTTGGATGAGCAGCACATCACGAGTTCCCCCCCACATGGTGGTGTGGTAGATCCCGTGCATCTCATTGTAGGCTGGATAGCCCGCACCATAGTTGGGGACGTAAGGCGCAGGGCCCCACACCGTCCGAAGAGTTCCTTCAGCCGTAAAGTACATGTTGTGGATCTGCGACCCAATATCCGCTGGAGTTAGGAGCTTGCCCGACTCAATGCGAATGGGGAGGGTTTCAGACCGATACCTGTACCTTGTGTCGGCCACCGAAAGGCCCTCCCTGATGACCGACTATTCGGAAGCCTTGCCGTTCTCGGCCTTGGCCTTCTTGGTGTACTTGCGCGTAGGCTTTTCAACCTGGGGGGTGGCATCCTGGTTGGGGGCCCAGATGAGCCTCCACCCAATCATGGTCTCCGAACCCTCGATGACGCGTTCATCGCAGTAGCCATAACGGCGGATCATGCCTTCTTTGCGGTTGGACAACTCCTTGGTAGCGAAGCAAGCAAACTGCTCCACTTCCCCTTGGGTGGTGTCCTGTTCGTAGATGGCCCCGGCCAGCAACAGCGGGGTTTTGATAATCGTGTCTTCCATGGATGCTCCTACGGCAGATTGTACCAACGTCGGTACGGGCGTCTACTGTCGATAACCCGCTGTGCCCGGGCGGGGCGCTTACGAAGCACCTCCGCTGGATAACGCAGATCGCCATACCGCTTGGTGAGTGTGAAGAGGTCAGTTTGGTATTGCTGCAACGCTCGATCAGCGAGGGGCGGATTGCCCTGGGCCTCATAGAGGAAGACGAGAGCCCGATGGACAAGACACTCCACCGCATCAACATGGAGGGGTGGAACATCCGAGTTGTCCGCGAGGCGTTTCGGGCGGCGCGTGCATCGAACATCAATCTCATACCGGCGGTCGGGGCGCGGGTAGAGCATCAATGCTTCGTAGCCATGCACATCCCGCAAGCGACGATGGTAGTCCGCGAGTACAAGTCCTTGATCAACTACCGAAGTTTGATGTCCTGGAATATCAAAAAGGAGCAGATACTCGTTGATGGATTCGCGTTCTTCCTCGCCTGTCGTCATCCCTGCCTGGGCGGGGGCTGCGGCCAAAACTGTATTGCGCCGACGGTAGATTCGCTTGCGCCAACCTCCATGGAGATAGCGGGGATCTGTAGGAGCCCCGCTCTTCCCAAAGCCCTGCATGTAGTCCACACTTGGTGTGAAGATTTCAACACCGTTGACATTGTTGGCGAGTGTAACTTGAGTTGAGGGGCTGGGGGCACTCTCAAACCTGGGCTCAAGCCGAGCATCGTTCGGCTGCACGAGCATACTCTGTTCGGGCCCGAAGTCTTGAAGCTCCCCATCCCGATAGCCCCAAGTATAGGTAAAGACGTAGTCGAACTGCCCTGCGTGGTCGGGCCCTGTCCAGCCCCCCGCAGCATCATTGAGCCCAAGGCGCGGCGCTTTGGTTGGAGTCTCAATCTGAAAGTGCCCGCGTCGGTAGGCAACTCTCGGAACTCCGGAAGCAACTCGCGCTGGTACATCCGCCAAAGACATCTCTTCGGCTTCAAACTGCCCTACGATTTCAAGGGGCCAGTTCTGGCCTGCCCGAAAGAGGCGTAGGGAGTTGACTTCAATCACATCGTCTGGGAGGTAGTACGCCTCGTTGTAGATTCGGTAGGTAAGCGCAGTCGCTGTGACATTATGCCACGGTCGATAAAGACTCAACCGCTGGTTCTCGACAGCCCCTGGGCCGATTCCTACCACAGAAGTCCAAATGTCCCGGATACGATGGCGATGAATCTGCCCTTGAGTATCGGTGATTTCAATCATCCGACTGTTCCACCGACCAGTCTCATCCCAGTTGATGAGTCCAGCAGTACCGCTGGCTCGGTTGCGCTCCAAAACCCATGGGTCGGTAGTCACAACAGACAGGTTGTCAGGCAGCCCAACGGGGTTCGCAGCGAGAATAGCTGCGGTGTCCGGAGTCTTGTCCGGAAGCGTGGCGATTTTCAACGTCTCTTCGAAGAACAGGAATGGCGCTTCCTGCGCCATCTGGAAGAGAGCCCGGTTGATGAACAGGTCAACTCGGGTGATCGCATCGGGGGATTGGGTAGGGGCCCAATCGGCTTGGGAGAAGATGGCGTTGCGGATGTCCTGTAGATTCACTTGTCTCTCCGCTTAGCAGCTTACTCCGGATCCGTCCCCAGCACTCCCCCAGACATTTGCCCGGGGGAGTGTTGGAGTTGGATTGTTGTCGAGATCAAGCGCCGGGGCAGTTGATCCAGCAGGTGGCGAGGGCGGCCGCCGCTACACCCTCGGTGGAAAAACCGAGAGCGTATGTAGTCGCAGCAACACCAGTGGTGTCGGCACGGCCAGCAACGGCATTACCAACAACCATCGGCAAGTTGGCTGCGATGCCGCCAGTGTCCGCCAGAACCTCTCCGAGTCCCCGCTTCAAGATGAAGCCGAAGGAGCCGGCAGGGATTGCATGTTGTGCAACCCCCATGACACTCGCTGTCGGAGCATTCACCGGAGCGATGATGCCGAGTTCAGTAGTGGCGGCGGCCAGTCGGGTGACGATGGTGCCCGGCAACCAAGCCGTAGCAGCGGCAGCATCATTTTGGACGTAGACCCAAATCCTTGGGCCCTGTCCGGTACGAGTGTCGCCTCCTGACTCGGCAGGTTCTTCCAACTCGAAGCCGAGGGGCGCAAGCGCCCCAGCGGCAGCAGTTGAAACAGTAGTGGAAACGATTCCAGCAGCAGTTGTAGTCATGTTCGTAGTCCTTTACGGAATGGCCGCGCCGGTGACGACACCGTTGGCACGAAGTTGATCGCAGTACATGCCCATGTTGAGCACGTATTCGTAACGCCACATGTCCTGCTCGGGAATCCGAATCGGACCACGGATGGCAAAGTCGCCCTTCGACTCCATACCCGAGTCATGTCCCAACGTGTAGATGTGCCACGTATCGGACTTGATCATGTAGATGACGCCGTTGGCAGCACCCCCCAAAGCGGGGAAGTTACCGGCGGTGATCCCATCGGTGATGGACTGCTCCAAGAAGAAGTCCGCCTCCATGAAGGGGATTCCCTGGCGGACCTGGGGAGGAGCCTTGTCTCCCTCAACCTTCATCACGCGGACCTGATCGTCCAAGTCGTCGATGTAGTTGAGGTAGGAGGTCTCATCTCCAAGCAACAAGTCAACGGGACCACTCGTCTTCGAGCCCTGGCGGCTCGCAGCGTAGTAGACCTGACGCATCGTTGCACGACCATCGGTGGCGAACGAGGTGACGTTGCCGAACTGGTTGTGCCAGCCGTTCACGGCCCCAGCACCACCACCAGTCTTGAGGAGGTTGAACACAAGATCGTTCTGTGCGGCAGGAGCAGCGTACTCAAACACACCCTGTCGGGCGGTGCCCTGGGGGTTGTACTGCTGACCACCATTCAGAGTCAGAAACCCACCAACTCCAGCGGTGGAGTTTCCAGCAGCAAGCTGGTCGGAAATCCGCTCATGGAAGTCGGAGAGAGCCAACTCGGGGTACCGCTTGATGATCTTGGCGAGATCGTTCTCACCATTCGCTTCTGCCATGTCCTTGCCGGGCACGTCAAACGCGTAGATCAGGCGCGGTGCGAAGGTGTCCCCTCGACGGGCGTTCTGGGCGCGGCCACCAGCGATGACCTCGGAGCCTGTAAGTACTTGTGTAACCGTGCCGGGTCCATCGGAGACCACCACGAACTCGCGGAAAGGTCCCTTCAGGGAAGCACGATCAATGTTGCCCTTTTCGACAACACGCTGCATGAGCGGATGCCAGAGAGAGAATAGCTCCGAATATCCCGGAGCCAAGTCCTGCAACGCAGTTGCAAGGACATCAGGATTGATTGCCATTTGGGATTGTCCTTTGTGGGATTAGGAGCAAAGCTCCGGGTGATGAGGGGTGTGAAACTATCGTTTTCCGCCGGAATGTACCTTGAGGGCCCGTTTTGCCGCCATCCCACGCATCTCATCCAGGGTTTTGGCCCCAGACATGGATGATTGGGCGGCTGCTGGGCGTGATCCGCCCGTAGCACCATTAGTAATCTTCGAAGCAGGGCGAGGCTTGGTCGCCTCCTTCTTGATCTTCTTAGCGACAACCTGCTTGGCCTCTTCGGCGGCGGATTCCCGGCCCAAGAGTTTGGATTGGGCCTCGGCAAGCCTATATGCGTATTCATCGGAGACGCCGTCCTGCTTCGCCTCGATTGCTACTTGAATCACGTCTTCAGGCAGTTCAATCAGCCGGGCAGCGACATATCCGTCCCAAGGTCCACCCAAATCGCCGCCTTCGGCCATAAATGCGCCGAATCGTTCCAACTTGGCCGGATCTTCCTTGATGTGGGCGTGATGTTGCCAGAACTGCTCCACATAGTCCTGGACTGCCACCTCGGAAAGCTCATTGTAGTAGCCCCGAAGCTGCTCAAGGTCTGAGTCCTTGCCCGTGACAGAGCCCCGAAGCTCTTCAAGCTCCGAAGTCATCTTTTTGATGCGGGGGTCCTCTTCCTCGTTGAGCATCGCAGTGTAAACCGCTCGAAGCTCTTCGATTTCTTCCCGTTGAGTGGAATAGTCCTTCTCAAACCGGGAACGGAGGTGCCCAGCGCCCTCTCGGAGGTGTTCTGGGAGGGAAGAATCCACTCCGTCCCAGTCAGACCACGCAAATGCGGGGGTAGAGGCTGGTGAAGCCGCAGCGGCAGGAGGCGAAACTGCTGGAGACGGCGCTACAGTACCTCCGGCAGGCTCCGCTACAGCAGCCGGGGCCGCAGGCACGGGAGCATTGGCGATTTCATCGCTCAAGGGAGTTCTCCCCCACCACCGAAGGCGCGGGAAGCAGCAGCGTTACGCATGTCAGAAAGAAAGCCCGAAGGAATCCCCTCATCTGCGCTTGTCTCCTCTCCACCAACCTCAAACTGTGAGTACAAGTCTTGAAGTTCCTGCTTGTACTGCTCACCTTCGGGGGAAGTAGGTGCCCAGGTGTCAATCAGGCCCATGACTCCCTCATCGAGAGAACCATATTCCGCCGCTGCCTCTTCACCGACTTCTTCTCCTTCCCCGAAAGCCATCTCGCCCTCTTCGGCGGCGACTTCACCCATTTCAGCGTCGGCTGCTTCAGCAGTCTCGTCGGCTGCTCCTACGTCTTCGAACTCTTCCTCCACTTCGGAGTCCTCTTCCTCGTCGTAAGGCATTTCACTATCTTTGGGGGCCATAAGCACATCTCCCTGGAAAAGTTCTACCCAAGTACACTTGTCTCGTCAAGTATTGCTGAAGATCTTCCCGTCTCCACGGACGATTTTCTGCTTTTTTGCCGCCTCGGCCTTTATTCGACGCCCTCGGTCTTCATGATCGGTGAATCCAAGCTTTTTTGCCGAGGCGTCTGCTTGAGCGTGCGCGTGATCCTTGAGATTCGTGAAGGAAGAGTCATTCGGATCTACAATCTTCCGGTCAGGCCGGGCTGCAAAGTACCTTCGCATCTCAGCCCGGGAGGTGAAAGACTTCCCAATCTGGTCAATAACCAGGGGTTTGGACGGCATCGGCCCGACAGTAGGGGCAGCAGAGATGATCGTACGGGCAGCCAACCCACATTCGGGGCAAATGAGCCCATCGGCCTCGTACTCATGGACCTTCATCACATCTTCAAAGCGCCCACAGCCTTGTCGGCACTCACCTTCGTACAACGGCATTGCTATTTTCCTTTGATACCTGGGGGGAGACTAAATGGAGCGCCGCCGAAACCCGGCATCGGTGCTGGATGGCCTTCGCCCCCCTGCCCGTTGGGTGGAAGTGGCACTTCTGTGCCTGGGGGAAGGCCCCCACCCAACCGTGTATCCTCTTCCGACAACCCTTCGGGCACCGGTGGGGCCATTCCTCCACCCGGAGGAGCCATTTGCGCTTGAGCCATTGCCTGCTCCTGCTCAATCTCATCATCACTCTTGAGAACATCGCCCATCTGGAGGAGTTCGAGCAACTTCCGTGTGAGGCGTTGCTGATCTACCACTGGACTCTCTTGTAGCAGCGGAAAGAACTGGCTCAAGTTGCGAAGCTGCACCAACCGGTTGTTCTCCGTCGGAGAGTAAGGGACTGCTTCATAGTCGTACTCAAGCGGCTCCTCTCCTCGGGCAGATAGCACTTCGCGTGCCATCATTGAAGCCCGGGTGACCTCAAGAGAACTGACAGTGCCCAGGAGGCGGATGGGAAGCACTTCGTCTTCCGAGAGGAACTCTTCGTAGAGCCCAACAATCGCCTTGGACTGCCAGGAAACCAAATCATAGATTTCCTTCATCCGACGGCCATTTCTCGTCCGGGTAGCCGTATCTGCCAGAGCGACCTCGGTTGCTACATCAGTCACACCAACCACACCACGGCTGTACTGTGGAATGCCCAGGATGAACTCGATGATTTGAATACAGCGGTCCCGGGAGGCGATGAACTCGGGGCTTAGCCCAGGGGTCTGGGTGTGGCCGATGATGTCGTTGATAGAGGCATTCGCCTTCCCGCTAATCTCAACGATGGAGCCCGGATTGGTAGCATCTCGGAACTGCGTCCGAATATGCTCGGGATTGTCTACGAGCCCAGTGTTGAGAATCGTGACCGGGATTGCTGTCTGGGCAAACCACAGCATCAACGTGTCCAACTCGTTCAGCCTCTCAAGCACGGGCTTGATGAGCTTCACATCCGACAGGCCACCGATGTCGCCCAAGTTGTCGTTGAAAGCGAGCAGTGTGAAGGGGTTTCGCACGAAGCGGTACGGAAGCTCCCCCTCGAACAATGGCTCATCCTGATCTTCGAGGTAGTGGTAGTAGCGCCCTTCGCCCGAGAAGTCGTAGACCTCGTACACCGTGACCCACTCAAACACATCTCGGCTGGCGGTGTTGACGAGTGAACGGTCCTGCTGCCGGTCCCGAAGCCATGCAGGGTAAGCCCCGAAGTCGGCCTTTTCCCCCACGACAGGGTTGTACATCGCCTCGCCTTTCTCATCGGGCTTCATCCGCTCTTCAAAGTCGGCCCGGGTGAGGACCGTAACTTCGATGAGATACCGAATGTCTTCCCAACGCAGGGCACTCAAGTCAAACCAGACATACCGTGGATCGACGTTCAGGAAGTCGGGTGCCCGCCGACGGAAGTTCCAAACAGACTTGACGAAAGCCCGGGGGTAAATCGAAGCCATCGTAGCTGCCCGCCAGATGACACGGTGTCCACTTGTCCGCTTGAGCGTGTCATTGATGAGCGCCTCTCGGTACTTCGCAGCCTCGTGGAGTTCCCGCCGACGGGCGTTCACTGTCACTTCGGGGTTGGCCGGAGAGATATTCGCCACCATCGTATCGACAAAAGCGTACGGGTAGTTCGTCTCCAGCGAGAGGTCATCCTCCTCAAAGAGGAGCCCGCCTGCGCCTTGGGGCGTATCCGCAGCCAGATTCCCAGCATCGCTGGTGTACCAGGACCGGAGTTGGTCCCATTCCCGCTGGTCGATTTGGGCTTTGCCCTTGTGAGTCTCGATGAGACCTTTGACTTGCTTCTTATCCAACATCGTTATTCCTTAGCCATTGCCTTCCTAATGGCATCTTGTCGCTGCTTGTGCAACGGATCACTTGCTCCCAAGTATCCCCATCCGGTCTGGAGGGGCTGCTGGGGCTCTTGTTCAAAGAACTCCACAGCCTCTTCGTCTGGCGCTTGGGTTTGGATTTCTTCCGTGATTTCCTGGATAGCTGCATCGGCTTCTTTACGCTTCTTCTGCTGGGCGCGTGCTTGTAGTGAGCCCTCTCTGTATTGAGGTGCTGCCGGCGTCGGGGTCCTATCCTGGGTCAAATCAGAACCCTCTCCTGCTGTCCTCATCTGCGTCATAGCTAATGGCCCTGCGGGGACCAGCTTCGTGAACTCCTGACCAACAAGTGTCGGTCCAAATGTGCCCGCTACAGGAGCAAACCAAGGAGCGATACCAGCCAGCAACTGCGTTCGTTTGACTGGATCTTTTTCTGCGGCGACTTCGTGCCCGATGTAACCGAGGATTGCTGCCTGCAAAGCGGCTGGGGTCCATCGTGCAATCGTCTTCGCCGTTGCCCCTGCAACCTTAGCTCCCCGCGCTGCTGTTCGGAGAGCATCTCCTTGTGTAGGAGTGATAGTAATAGAAACTTTTCCTGGGCTCGTTTCCCCTGGCGAAATGTTGAATCCACCCAACTGCGCCGCTCGATGGAGAGGTGAGCCCCGCGATGTCTCATACAACTCAAGGACGGCTCCTTTTTTAGGAGTGGCTACGGGTTTTGTAATAAGGGCTGTGGGCTCCGGCGCTGGAAGCGCGGCCTTAGCCCGAGGGGTTTGAGGCGCAGCCTTGGTTTGGGGAACTACCTTTGCGGGAGCCTGTTTGACGAGGCCAGTTGGCTTGTCTCTCTTGGCCTTGACAGCATCTTCAATCTTCCTCGCCTCGGCGTCTTTGATGATGCCATTCAACTCAATCCCGACTTTTACACTCCCTAAGCTCCTGCCTGTTTTTTTCTGCCAATCGAGCGCCGCCCTCTTCAAGGCGGGCTCATCCTCTATAGAAAGGTCACCGAACTTTTCTGCTATGGCAAGAAACTGTTTCCTACTCTGCTTCCAATCCTCGTCAAAAGGAATGGGTGTTGTGTAGTGGTTGTCTGCGATCTTCTTGACGGCGTTGTCCTGCTTACTCCAATACTCCTGAATCCCACGGACGATTGGGCCGTGCGGCTCGATGGCTGAAACAGATTTCTGTAATGTCTTACCGAACTGTTCCTTCTTACCTACCCAATCGTCCCAAGCCAATCCCACAGTAGGGCTCGGAGCACTTGGGGCAGAGTGCGACTGGAAGTTATCGTTTACAAAGAGAGCTCTCTCGTAAGTACGCAGGATTTCACGCTGACGATCTTTCCAGGGGCGTGAGGTGTCTGCCGCTACCGCTTCGAGGTTCTGAACATCCTCAACCGCGTTGCCCATCGCAATGGCTGAGCCATATATTTTGTCAGGATGCGCGGGAAGATCAATCTCGCCTCGGAGAGACTGAAGATTCTTGAGGAAGCCATAGAGCGTCCTGTTGTATTTAGGTGAGTCCGGCTCCTCGGTGCTTCTCCAGTGCCGCCACTCCGCCACAACTGGAATCTCAACGATGTCGGTCAGCAGGGCCGCCGGGTCCCCATGAGCCGCATACGCGGCTTTGACGTGGCCCGCCCACTGTTCCCCTTCCCAGTAGTCGGGGAAGTAGACCTTCCTCGCCCGGAGATGATCTTCCTCCTGCCGAATCGCATTCTCCCATGATCCTCGAAAAGCTGGAGAGTTGAGTATAGCGGCGTCTGCCTTTCCGGAGAGAGGCTCAGCGAGTGATGCTACAACCCGATAATCCTGCTGCAAGTGGGCTACCTTCAAGGCTTCTTCAATCTCCTCTATGGGGGGTTTGGGGCTCCCAAGGGGATGGCCTGATGGATTCAGCCGCCGTCGAAGAGACTGCACCAACTTGACCGCAAGCTTATCAGCAGGAGTGTCAGTAGGAAGCCACACTTCGACAGGGGGGAGGGGTTTCTTATCGAGCCCGAGGAGTGGAACTTGAAATCGCTCCGCTACCTGCGCCGCCTCCTGGGCCATGGTCCGAGCGACCCCTCGTTGGGAAAAGTTCTGGTCGTAGTATTCTCGAATCTCCTCGTGTGGAATCACGACTCCAACGACTTCGGTGTTGCCCAGGAGGGCCTCGTTGACCTTCCCTACGGATGATGCTTTTTTACCTCCGACTTCCCCCGCCTTCTGCTCGGTCGTCAGGAACGTCTCCTTATCCAGTACCGGTAGGACGGGAGAATGCCCAAACTGTTCGGCACTGGTGGGGTGTGTGCTTACCCATCTACGCTGCCCCATGGGTATCCCAGTTTTGCGGCTGGTAGCGGGCCGTAGTGCTGGGTGATGCTCTTCACCGAGGGGCCCCAGCCCCTGTGTGGGGGCTGAATAGATGTCGAAGTTCCCAATGAAGTTTACATCCCCTTCAAGAACAAGTCCTACTGCTCTTATGCCCGCCTGGAATCTCGGCCCTCCGAAGCCTTCTGGGCCTTCTTTCAGATAAGCATGGGCGGAGATATCATCTTCGAGTCGAGCGTCGTATGGAACTTCTGCATCCCATCCCCCCCCGACATGGCCCGGCTTCCCCGACATAGCGTCTGCGATCTCTTCGGGGTCACGGGTCCAATGCACAAACTGAAGCTTCTTGAGAAACTCACGGTCTACGTTGTTCCGCCAAGCCTCGGTGATTCCTCTCCCTCGAAGGGCGTTGTAGTATTCAGGGATAAACTGAGAGGCTCGCACGCTGGGTCGAGTGGAGATGGCTGGATTGAATGCCGCTTCTCCCGGTAGCAGTGGACCATGGCCACGGCCCGGTCCCGTCTCCATCCGCGAAAGTCGTTGCTGCTGCTCGGAGTAGCGTTGGAGTCTTGGGCTCATCCCACCCGGTGATGTCCCTTCCGCAACTTTGAGTGCCGTCCCCCACTCCTGGGCAGCCCGAGTCTGAAGCCGGAGGTTGGCCTTGTCTTCCTTCGTGAGGAGTTCAAGGGGCTCTTCCATCAAATGGAAAAGCTGCCCTGCTTTGGCTTCAAGAAGCTCTTTCCACAATCCTTCAGGCATATCTGGGGGCTTGAGATACCGGATTCGCTTGTTGAGGATCGCAGCACCATACTCGCTTTGGTTCGAGTTCAATACACTCTCAAGGGCATCCCAAGTAGTGGTATCTGTGGCATCCAAGGAGGCCACT